CCGCCAAAGTCCCTTGGTTGCTCCAAGACCCATCACCTATGCTCAAATAGGTTGATGACACCTACTAAATTTTCTACTCAAACCATTAGTATCTCCAATTAGTCCTGTAATGGTAAAAAACTCAGAAATATCGCTAAAGGTAAAAGTCGTTGGTTCTAAGGTTTTTTTAATAATGTTAGTTCCAAGGATTCTAAACCACCAATTGGATATTCACTAAATGGTATAAGAATATACTCTTTTTCATCTTCACCTTTTACATATAACTTACCATCATCTTTTTTATATATATTTGAAACAATTTTTCCATCTGGTTTTCGATGAAATTTACCTTTTAATACTGCCAGTTCAACTCTTGATTCAGGATCGTTGGGGTCTGGCATAAGCATCATAGCTAAAGTAGAACCTCCAAAAGTTTTAAATCCATATTTTTTGTTTTCTCCTACAACTTGTTCTGACCATCCATGAGTTCTTGTTAAATGAAAGGCTGCTAGCTGAATATCATCTGCGTGTGTCTGAAGTAAAAGGTATGCCAATGTTTTATATTGTTCTTCAATATGATCGTCACTAACGCCACTTCCAAAAACAGCTACTTGTCCAAAAGGAACTTCTTTGACATCTAAAGTAGCTTTAGTTGTTCTACTTCCTAATACATTTTCAAATGATACCAAAGCATTTTGTTTAAAACCTTTAATTTCTACACAATCAATATCTCCATTAGCACATTTAAAAATCTCTATAGCATTATCTAAAAATAATCTATTTGATTTAGGAGCATATTTTAAAGCTTTAATTATATTTGAACACTCTTCTTTATTTAGTTTCATTGGAACTAAATCAACTAAACCGATAAGTCCACTAATTGCCGTATCTTTTGCCGGTCTAGAAGTAACTTCTTTTAGGTTTGAAACTTCTATTAAGCTTTCTCTTGCTAAATTAATTAATAACTCAACTGGGTCTTCATTTACTTCTATACCTATTTCTCTTTTTTTAAGAAGTTCTTTAAATTTATTAACATAATTTTTAGTGAGAGTTTTTTTAAATAAGGTTGCTGTTTGACAATCTCCAGCTACAGCTAATGCAGGACCACCTGTTATGATCTCACACTTTTGACAATTATCTTTATAAAAAGGTTTTCCAGAAATTGGTTTATGGGTTACTCTCGTGTCAGTTGCAATACAAACTCCTGACCAAGTTCTACATCCTGCTATTAAAGTCATAGCATGATTATAGCTCTAGTTTTCTAAATTATATTCAATTGTCTATCTTTCAACTCAAATTTAGTTTTCACTCCCTTCAGAATTTTCAGTCTTTCTTCCGGAGTTCCGTATTGTAGAACGTGTAATAAATATTCTCTTAAAATTTCAGTCTGAGTTGTATTTAGCTCCGAGAATTCATTACTTCCACTGTTGTGCGGAGTTGATTGAAATTGTGGAGTAAATTTATCAATTACTGTCGCTTTAAAGTGTTGCAGACGTTTTACTTCTTCTCCAAATTCTTCCGAGAGATATTTCGCGTTCAGCTTAATATTAGGTAGATGTTCAATTAACTGCTTAATTAATTCTCGCTCAGTAATATACGGTTCCTTGCAACTATATTTTTTAATGCGATTGCAGTGGTAATAAATATGAGTGTTAACTTTATTTGCCTTCGTTCTTCTATATTTAATTTCAGCTGTCACACTTCCTCCGCATGATCCACATTTACATATTTTCTTAAATGGGAATAATTGTTTATTCCATTGCTTCGGTGCTACTTGTAGTTGTATCTGAACTTTTTCAAATAAAGTTTTGGTGATAATAGTTTTGTGAGTTCCCTTGTACCAGTTATCTCCGTACTTAAATTCTCCATAATAAAATGGATTTTGTAGTGCCACATAGACTTTGCTTAAAGCTAATTTACATCCGCTTTTAGTTGTAAATCCGATATCATCAAGCCACTTCTTAACCATCCTTCCTGAGTATCCTTGATTAGCAACCTTGTTAAACATTTCTTTAATTACTGGAGCTCGCTCTTTATCTTGTTCTACAGTTGAAATTCTATTAGCTTTTAACACGTTGTTATATCCAATTGGTGCAAGTCCTGGCCTAATTCCAAACTCGCATTTATTTCTCAGACCTCTTTTAACATTCACACCTCGGTTGTCATTTTCTAGCTTTGCTTGTGAGCAAAGAATCATTAATAAAAACTTTTCATTAGGATTATTAGTAAACGACTGTGAGTAGGTTTTTATATGAGAGAGTTTTCCTTGATCCATTAAATCTACTATTCTCCCCAAATCTCCAGCATTACGACTCAATCTGTCAGGGGCCCATGTAAGTATTGCATTGAATTTTCCCTCATGAAGTCTGTTTAAGAGAGTATTAAATTCAGGTCTTTGTCCAGATTCTTTCGCAGAATGGCTTTCAGTAATGGTTTCAACAACATAAATTTTTTCCCGTTTGGCAATCTTAAGCATTTCAGAAATCTGACCATCTATGCTCATGGCTTGTCGTTCATCTGACTCTGATGATTTGCGTGCATATAGGCAATATTTTATTTCGTCTGACATATTTTTCCTTTCATCAAGGACACAAGGTACCGCGATTCTGCTTGAAGTCTAGTTGTGAAATAAGAGCAGATTACTAACATTTTTCTATTTCTTTTTTAAGTTTTTTACTGTGTTTGAAAAATTTATCAATAAGATCTCTATCGCCTGTAATTAGGTAATGGTAAAAATAGTATTCACAACGTTTAATGAGTTTGAGAATTTTGTCCTTGTTCATATGAGGACAAGGTATCGCTAAAAAATGACAAGTCTAGCCGAGAAAATACTAACTATTTTCTTCAATTAGTTCAGTATCTTCATGAGTAATTGTGCCGATCTCACCCATAAAATGAAAATTAACTAAACCATGCTCATAAGCACTAATTAAATACTCTGAATTCTTCTTAATTTTATTTTTCAAAAATTTTTTATTCTTCCGTTGCAGAAAACCCCAGCTTTTTAAAGCTGGGGATGAATGGCGGCTTTTAGCTGGAGGGTAAAAACGCATATCTAGTATACTTGTGGCATGAGTTTGAAATATTGGACAGGTAGCCATACAAAACATAGATTGAGATATCATTTGGTATGGATACCAAAGTATCGGAAGAGAGTCTTGAGAGGCAAAATATCAAAGAGGTTGAAGACATTGTTTTATGAGGCTTGCCAGGTAAATAGATGGTGGATAGATGAAATAAAGATCTTGGAAGATCACGTTCATATGTTGATACAGATAAAGCCGAATGAGAGTGTAGCTGAGGTAGTTCAAAGACTAAAAGGTGGAAGTAGCAGAATCATAAGGAAAGAATATCCAGAATTGGAAGACTTTTTATGGGGAGATAGCTTTTGGGCAGATGGGTATTTTGCCGAGACAGTAGGACAAGTGAATGAAGGAGTAATTAAGAACTATATTAAGAATCAACATGCAACAAGTATTGATGGCTTTTAGCCATCATGCATGAAGCTCCGGCTTTTAAGCCGGAGAGATTGTTCACTGGAATTTGCCATAAAAAATGAACCTAATACAAAAAATAATCCAACTATTAATCGTACGAAGTCTAGAGAAAACAATCCAGTGATAGCAACAAAGATTCCAAAAATTAAAGTATAACTTTTAATTGATGACTTCTTTCTTAATTCTTTATCTGTAAAAACAAGTTTTAAATCATCTTTTGTTATTTTTTTCTTATAAACAGGAAAGGCTTTATTTTTGTTAAGTTTTTCTACTAAATCGTTAAGTGCAATTTGTTTTTTCATATCATCACCAATTATAGACTAAATCATATCACTAGTATTTTGCGATAAAGTTTTAAATAGTGAGACCAACTTCTCAGTATCAACATCTGCCAAGTCCCATTTCGCAACAATTCCATATTTAGATTCACCTGATAGTGGATTGGTTGGAATTTTAATTACTGATTTAATTGCCTCTAAAATTTCTGATTGCCTATCTAGATTATTACACCAAAAGTCTAAGTGCTTACTTGGTTGCCCATTATTTACTCCAGTTGCCACTGTTAACGAGTTTCTTTCATTACTATCAAATGAATAATAGAAATTAATATTTTTAGGAGTTTTTCTACTAGATAGACCTGATGCTACAATTTCTCCTGAGGATATTTTTCCACTAAGTGAGATGATTTCTTGAATAACTCTCTGAATTTTTGGTTCAAATGCTTCAACAAATTCTTCATCTGAGATAACTACAGTATTGAGTTTTTTACTAGCAACATCCTTTTTTACTTCTGCTCCAAATAACTTGGGGATCATGATTTCAAAACTATCATGTTGATAATATTCAAGCTCAACTCCATAAATATCAAATTTACTATTTTGGTTCATGTAGAGAATTAAGTCTTTTAGTTGGTCATGTAGATTATCCATGAGAACTACAAACTTGAAGTTACCCTCACTAAGATTGTGTTTCATTCTTTCTAAAACTATCTGCACCTCTTCATCATCAAGACCATAATACTCACTGACCTTATCAGTCACTGATTGACCAAATTGTTTCTGAACGTGCTTGTTTAATTTGAGTAGAAAATCATCGAAATCTGACTGCGATTTCCAAAGCGATGCTCCATAATCTAAAACCTGAGCAACAACTGTTCTTTTATCTGGATTTTTATACAATTTAGTTTCAACTAAGTAAATCTCTCCATCGCGATCTATACCAACTGCATCAATGGGACCGCTATTTGTTCCAAATTCACGAGCTAGAATCAAAAGTTGAATATCATCTTTAATGTCATAAAGTGGAATACTCTCTGGGTTGTCATAGATATATTCTTGCAATCTATTTTCTAAACCAAAGCTAAGCTTGTCTAATTTAGTAGCATTTTTTCCATTTTGTGAGACGATGATTGGCATATTTTTGTTCTTTCTTCCTGATCAAATGATAAGCTAGAGTTAGCAATAAATCAAGGCCAATACCAGAGGTAATTGCTAACTCTCACTTAGTGGAGTAATCAGATGTTTTCCAGAACAATGGGAAGCATGAGGAAAAACGCCAAACTTCCCAAAGTTTTGGGTAAGAAGGTACAACGCCAGCGTAAAAAGATCGGTCTCTCACAAGAAGCAGTTGCAGATAAAGTGGGCATTAGTCGTGCTTATATGGGTTATATTGAGCAAGGTCGAAATATCCCTTCACTAGAAGTGCTAGAAAAAGTTGCCAAGGTACTAAAAGTTAAACTCAACGAACTTCTTTAGTCCCAACCCTCAGGATCATTCTCTAGTGTTCTTAAATTAAACTTTTCACTCCTTCTTCTACCCAGTAACGGATCAAAATCATAAAGATTATTAACGAAATGAACTCTAACTACCTCAGATTGTAATGAGTTAGGAGTTGTTCCATTCTTGGCGTATTCCATGATTTGCAGAACAAGTAAAGTAAAGGCATCCATTAAATCGTCATGAGACTCTGTACCAAAATTAACCATCTGATTTACTAGCTCAGTTGAAGCATCTTTGGGAAAATGAATCTGGCCTCGTCTTATCCAATATGCCACTGCTGCTAATCGCTCTAACTTGTTAAGATTGCCAACTTGCACATCATGAGCATCAATACCTTCATGTAACAACTGCTGTGTTAAAGATTGTTGATAGCTAGTACTTTCAATGAATAAATGAGTTTGTGGATACACTTTTTTAAAGTCCATTAAAAAATCAATGGTTTCTCTAAAATTAAATCTTTCATTAGTGGGATTGCGGTCAATGAAGACGTGATACTCATCGTTATGTCTATAAACAGAACCAGACACAACAGCGGTATAGTCAGCTTTATCATTTTTACTAATAGCCAAATCAACTCCAGCCGCTCTGAATTGAAAATATGGTTCCCAGCCAGTGGGAATATCGTCATACCATCTAATATCTTCATAACGAACCAGCTGATCTTCATCGGCTACTACCTTCAGCAGATACTCACGTGCCCAAATTCGATCATCGGCAATCTTAGCTTTTTCCTGATTAATACTTTCTAGTGTGGGATACATTTCCGGCCAAGCAATTTGACCATCATCATTAATCATTGGAACAAATAATTCTCTTCCATTTAAGTTCTTTGCTCTGATTGACTCTCTTAAATTTGCTAAAAGTGAATTGGGATGCAAATAGTTACCAATCATAATAATCTTGGTATTTTTATCTCCCAAAGGGGCAATCTCACTACTGTAAAGTTCTTGCATCCTTTTTCTACCTTCTTTAGTTTTAACTGAAGATGAGTCTTCCATATCATCACAAACAATAAAATCTGGTCGGTGTTGTTTGTAGCGAACTCCACGAATGCTTTGATCAATAGAAACAGCAGAAATTTTGGCTCCATAAATCGAGAACTCTAATGACATTGAGTTCCAAGTATTATTAGTTTCTTTAAATGGACCCAGATCACTTCTGAGCAACTCATTCACTTCAAGCTCTGCCTTGATGCTAGCCATATGGGATCGAGCCTGTTCTTGAGTCTGACAAACAATCAGCACATGTTTCTTAGCTTGAACTCCCATGATCATCCATAACGGAGCAATGGTTGTAAGCAGGGTTGATTTACCCGATCCTCTAAATGTAATTGCTACAGCAAAAGGACATTTCTCGTCTTCAGCAATTTGAAGCATGTCATATTGGAACTGAGCAAAACCACAGCTGAAGTAGTGTGGGAAGTAGATAGTAGAAAAATATAAAATACTTTCCCTTGTTAAGTTGGCTCTCATGTTTTGATCAGAAACTATAGTTTCTAATAGTTTTTCATTGATTAATTTATTTTTCATTTGATTTTCCTTTCATAATTAGTGAGGCATGTTTTAAAGCCTCTTGAATAAGTTCTTGTTGCTCCGAAGTGAGCGTTCCATCTTTTACTTTTGTGGTTACCTCAATTTTATTGCTGTAAGCAGAGTGGCGATGATTAAGCCAATAGAAAATAGCAGAGATATTGCGATCACGAATGGCTGATAATAATTGACTCTCTGCCATGTCATTTACTAGAGAAACACCTTCTACCAGAGCTTGATCTGCCTCTTTGGCGAATTCTTTATCTTCTTCCTTCCACCTATAAAATGTAGATCGTGCAATGCCTGTTTTCTCACAGGCTATTTGCACCACAGGAGTTTTCTTCAGCTGGTCGATCATCAACTGTCTATTTTGTTGAGTTCTATCTTGAAGATCATTTGACATGAGAATCCTTTCTGACACTAGCTTTAAATCCAGTGAGTTTCTCCCAGCGATTCACAATTACTTGACAGTATTCGGGCTCCAACTCAATTCCTATACACTTACGAAGCGTCTGATGAGCCGCCAATAGAGTTGTGCCACTACCTAAGAATGGGTCGTAGACTGTTTCTTCAATCTGCGTGCTATTTAGAATTAGCCTACGAATAAGAGAGATCGGCTTCATAGTGGCGTGATATTTACTCTTTTGTGGTTTAGGTGCATAGAGAACAGACTTATCCTGAGCCTTGTAAAACTTGTGAGTGCCAAACCAGCCAAAAGCTATTAATTCATGAGCAGGTAAATAATCCAATCTTGCCATAGTTGATTGGTTCTTCACCCACACCAACAACTGAGAGAACTTAAATCCAGACTGGATCATAGCTTCCCGTAGAGCGAAGATCATTTTGTCTGAGTTCCAACAATAGATTGAATTCTTCTTGGCTAGAGATGGTTTGACCGTTTCTAACCAGTCTTTAGTGAATTGAATATACTCTTTGTCAGACTGAAGATGGTCATTTACTAGTGGTTTATGAGCTGTGGGGTTCATAGATGACTGAGCTATTGTCACGCCATACGGAGGATCCGTTTGGATAGAATGAATAGTGTTTTCTCCAATCACTTTTTTTACAAACTCTGTATCTGTGCTACTTCCACATCCCAAAGTGTGCTCACCAAGTTGAAGGATCATGCCTTGTGTTATTTGCATAAGATTGCCTCCTTACCAGTTAAGTCTTTAAATCTTTGAACAATGACCTCGCAAAAAATTGGATCAATTTCCATTAAAAATGCTTGCCTATTCATTTGCTCACAAGCTACCAATGTTGAACCAGATCCACCAAATAAATCCAAGATCTTATCTTTGGATTTGCTACATCGCCTAAGAGGTTTTTCATGAAGTGTGACTGGCTTTTCAGTGGGTGTTAAATAACTTTGACCAGCTATTCTTTTAGCTAGCCAAATATCAAAAATATCCATAATGTCTGAGTGAGAACGATTGCCAGTAGATATTTCATTATTGAAAATTTCACTAAGTTTGGTTTCATTACTATTTAGATATGGATTCCCAAGTATTCCGTAAGTACACGGTTCGTATGACTTATTGAAACTTACATTAGGAGTAGGATTAAATGAATTCTTAACCCACAAACACACTCGTTGATTTTTTATCCCAAGTTTTTTATACAACTGTTGGATCAACCAAATATAAGATTGGTCAGAATAATAAAAAAAGTGAGCATCTTTTTTCACAACAGATACTGCGTTTTTAAGAGTGTTTTCTAAAAATATGCTGTACTCTTCATCTGACTTATTATCTTTAACTTTAGTACCTCCGTACTTTCCCTTGGTACCAACGCCTTTGTCATAGCTTAAATTTATGTTGTAGATAGGGTCCGAATAGACAACATCTATTTTATTTTTCCCAACTAACTTTTGAACGTCTTCTAATTTTGTGGAGTCGCCACACAAAAGAAAATGCTGACCTAGTTGAAACAAGTCGCCAGTTTTAATATCAGTCGTCTTAATTTTGGCTACTGCTTTTTGAGAATCAAATTGATCGTCCTCGGTTGAAAATTGTTCATCCCAAATTTGACTTAAATCCTGTTCATCAAATCCCACATCTAAGAGCAGAGATACATCGAATGTCTTTAGTAAGTCATAATCCCAAGAGCCTCCATTGACATTAAGTCTCAAGTTTAATTCTTTCTCTTTTTCTAAAGAAAGATCTAGATAAACAACAGGAACAGTTTTATAACCTATTTTTTTGGCTACTGTGTATCTTGCATGACCACCAACAATGATGTTTTTTCTTTCTAAAGAAGAATTTACTATCAAGGGATCTACTAAGGAGAATCTTTTTATACTCTCCGTGAGATCCTGTTCTTGCTTATCAGAAAGTTTCCTCGGATTATAGATCGAGGGATTGAGTAGATTGATATCTACCTCTGTTATTTTTATGTTAGGCATGTGGCCCCTTCTATCTTGAGGCCAACAAAAAAGCTGACACAAGATAATTAACCGTAAATTGGTTGACTATCTTGTATCAGCTGAGCTGATTTGCTTACTGGTCAAAGTAAGCGGTATCTTTAAAATTTACTTTTATACTAAACATAAGACTATCACTAGAAAATTAAGCTGTCAATAATGACGAGTATTGATATAGAAGCACATCAATACGCACATTGATAACCCAAAGTAAGCAGTTTCGAGCTATAATGGAACATACCAAATTTGCAATTTTTGAAAAATACCAGATGGAAAAAATTACTTTATCAAAATTAGAACAATATCTCTCCAAAGCAGCTTGGATTCTTAAAGGTCCAGTAGATGCAGCAGACTTCAAAGCATATATTTTCCCACTTCTTTTTTTTAAACGTATTTCTGATGTTTATGATGAAGAATATAAGATAGCATTGGATGAATCTGGCGGTGATGAAGAGTATGCTAATTTACCAGAGTTCCATAGATTTACTATTCCTGAAGGATGTCATTGGAAAGATGTTCGTGAGACTACTTCTAATGTCGGTCAAAAACTTCAATATGCCTTTCGTGAAATTGAGAAAGCCAACCAAAAACATTTGTTTGGTATTTTTGGGGATACTCAATGGAGTAATAAAGAAAAGTTGAGTGATGAATTACTTCTTAATTTATTAGAACATTTTTCTCAATATAATTTAGCAAATTCAAATGTTAATCCAGACATGCTTGGGCAATCTTATGAGTATCTCATCAAACATTTTGCTGATATCACTAATAAAAAGGCTGGTGAATTTTATACTCCACGTACAGTTGTAAAACTAATGGCTCAAATCCTTGATCCAAAAGAAGGCGATCGAATTTATGATCCAGCTTGTGGTACTGGAGGAATGTTACTTGAAGCTGTATCTCATGTTGAAAAAGAAAATAAAGATGCTCGTACTTTAAAACTTTATGGTCAAGAGAAAAATCTAACAACATCCGCCATTGCAAGAATGAACATGTTTTTACATGGCATTGAAGATTTCTCAATTGTTCGCGGTGATACTTTAAAAAATCCTGCTTTCTTTGACGGTGATAAGTTAGCAGTATTTAATTGTGTAGTTGCCAATCCACCTTTCTCTTTAAAAAAATGGGGTTCAAAAAGTTGGGAATCAGATCCATATGGTAGAAACCAATATGGATTGCCTTCAGACTCGAATGGAGATTTTGCCTGGGTTCAACACATGATTGCTTCAATGGATCCAATTACTGGCAGAATGGCAGTAGTTCTTCCTCATGGAGTACTTTTTAGAAAAGGTCAGGAAGGAAAAATTAGAGAAGCAATTCTTAAAGATGATTTACTGGAAGCCGTTATTGGCTTAGGAGATAATATTTTTTATGGAACTTCACTTGCCGCCTGTATTTTAGTTTTTAGAAAACAAAAACCACTTAACCGAAAAAGCAAAGTTTTATTTATTGATGCCAATGACCAAGTGCGTGTAGGACGAGCTCAAAATTATTTAGAAAAAGAACATATAGAAACAATTTTTAACTGGTATTTAAATTTTGAAGAGGTTGAAAACTACGTCCACATTGCAGACCAAAAAGAAATATCAGAAAATGACTTTAATTTAAATATTCCGCTATATGTCGAGAAAGAAATTGAAGATAATTTACCTTCTTTAGAAGAAGCGAAACTTGTTGTAAAAAATTCAGCAAATGAAGTTTGGGAAGCTGAAGAAGAATTTAAACAGCAGTTAAAGAAATTTGATTTAATATGATGACACAAAACCAACTAGAAAATTATCTTTGGGGAGCAGCTACTTTGCTTCGTGGCGTTATTGATGCTGGAGATTACAAACAATATATTTTCCCTCTCATTTTTTATAAAAGAATTTGTGATGTTTATGATGAGGAATATCAAGAAGCTCTTGAAGATTCAGGTAATGATTTAGAGTTTGCTACATTTGCCGAAAATCATCGCTTCGTTGTACCAAAAGAATTTCACTGGAGTAAGGTACGAGAAGTAACTTCAAGTGTAGGCATGGCTTTACAAAAAGCTATGCAAGAAATTGAAAAAGCTAATCCAGATGTCCTCTATGGAATTTTTGGTGATGCTCAATGGACTAATAAGCAACGTCTATCAGATGAAATTTTGCTTGATCTTATTGAACATTTTTCTAGCGAAAAACTTACTATTGAGAATGTCCCTGATGATAAGTTGGGTGATGCTTATGAATATCTAATTAAAAAATTTGCTGATGATAGTGGTCACACTGCAGCAGAGTTCTATACCAATCGCACAGTAGTGCAACTAATGACTCAACTCATGAATCCTCAACCAGGAGAAAGTGTCTATGATCCTACATGTGGTTCTGGAGGATTACTTCTAAATTGCGCACTAGAATTAAAAAGACAAGGCAAAGAATATCGCACTCTTAAATTATTTGGTCAGGAAATAAATTTAATGACTTCTTCTATTGCTAGAATGAACATGTTTTTGCATGGAATTGAGGACTTCTCCATTAAACGAGGAGATACTCTTAAGGAGCCACTTTTTGTCGAAAATGATAGATTAAAAAAATTTAATGTAATTTTAGCTAATCCACCTTACTCTATTAAACGATGGGATCGTAAGATGTTTGAGAGTGATCCTTATGGAAGAAATACATTAGGAACACCTCCACAGGGTTGTGCTGATTATGCTTTCCAGCAACATATTATTCAAAGTTTAGATAGAGAAAATGGAAGATCAGTGGTTCTTTGGCCTCATGGAGTTTTATTCCGAGATCAAGAAAAAGACATGCGAAAGAAGCTTATTGAAATGGATTTAGTTGAAGCTGTCATAGGTCTTGGTCCAAATCTTTTTTACAACTCACCAATGGAATCATGTTTATTAATTTGCAGAACAAACAAAAAACCTAATCAAAGAAATAAAATTTTATTTATTAATGCAGTAAATGATGTTAAAGCTGAAACTGGAACAAGCTATCTTAAAGATGAACATATTGAGAAGGTCAGCAATGCGTTTCATAACTATGAAGATGTTGATGGATTTGCAAAAGTTGTAAAAAATGAAGATATTGAATTGCAAAAACACAACTTAAACATCTCTCTTTATGTCTCTGGTAGAACAAATAATAATAAAGAAAGCTTTGATACTGATCTATTGCCATTAATTCAGGATTGGAGCAAATCATCAATTAAGCTTAAAAACAGTATTAAAGAATTAATTCATGAATAAACAACTTTTTAACAAAAACCACTGGAAAAAGTTCAATTTTGGCGACATTGTTCAAGAAGTAAGAATCGCTGAGCACAATCCAATTGAAAATGGTATTAAAAGATACATTGGACTTGAGCATATTGATTCAGAAGATTTACATATAAAATCTTGGGGAAATATAAAAGATGGGACAACTTTTTCTAGAAAATTTATAAAGGGACAATTGCTTTTTGGAAGAAGAAGAGCTTATCTCAAAAAAGCTGCGATTGCAGACTTTGATGGGATTTGTTCAGGAGACATTTTAGTCTTTGAAGCAATCAAAGGTAAATTAATACCAGAATTGTTACCATTTATAGTTCAGAATGACAGGTTCTTTAATTTTGCTGTAGATGCATCTGCTGGATCGTTATCACCAAGAGTAAAGTTTAAAGATTTGGCAAAATTTAAACTTACTTTACCCACTTCTTTAGATGAACAAAAAGAGTTAGCCGATTTATTGTGGGCCGGGGATAAATTGGTGAAAAAATATAATAATCTACTGAATAGATCTCAAAATCACATTGATGTTGCAATTTCCAATAAAATGATGAACCTTCCAGAAAATTTTCAAAAGGTTTCTGAATTATTATTAGAAAATCCAATGTATGGTGCTAGTAATAAAGCTGCACCTTACATTAATAATCAGTCAAGATATGTCAGAATCACTGATATTGATGACAATGGAAAATTAAAAAACGATACGAAAGTTTCAATGGATAACTACGATAGTAAATATGAGTTAAAACAAAATGACATATTACTTGTAAGAACAGCTGAACCAGGAAAATCGTTCATATATAAATCTTCAATGGGAAAATGTGTATATGCTGGTTACTTAATTAAATTTGTTTTTGATTCTAAAAAAATATTTCCTGACTACTTTTATATATTTACCAAAACAAATTTATATCGGAGACAAATATTAAGACGACAAAAAAAGGGTACTCTCTCAAACATTAACTCATCTCAATTTCAATCAATTAGATTAAACGTTCCTAACAAAGCTGAGCAAGAGGAAGTTATTAACCTATATTCTCAACTAACAAATAATATTAATGACATTAATAAAATGATAGGTATAACTAGATCTCTTATCAAAAACATTACAAATGGGATATTTTAATGGATAATAACGATAATCAATTTCAAAAAATATTTTTACCTTCTGATGAATCTAGAATAATAGATGCAACAAAAGATAACACTTTGACAAAAGGAAATTTTTCTGGAGGAAAATACTTTAGTATTCAATTCAGTGATGAAATAGGAGAATGGCAGATTTCACCAAAGATTAAATTAACTTTTTCTTTCATACCAGATAAGAATGATATTTCATACGTAAAAATTCAAAAACTTAAGAAGGTGTCAAATGAGTGGATTGAGCAAGAGTGCTTGAAACTTTCTAGCTTCGGCTTTAAACACATAGGAACACTTCTTAATTTTATAAGTAATGATCTAGACCTTAAAAGCGTTACTAATAAAAAATTAACAATTGCTGAAAATACAATAGATATTGATACTGAAACAATAAAAAAAATCAAAACTGTTTTGTCTGATAACAAATCGCTTCAGTTTTTTAAAAAAACAATTCAAGACTTGATGAATAATAGCGAATTAGTTACTTCAGAAGATGTTGTGGCTGTTGGATATCGTAAAAATGAGTTAAAAACATTTAAAAACTTACTCAACGAAACTGGCTTTATTGATAAGTATAAAAGTGATAACAAAATAATAAAACCAGGTTACGAATCAGTATGGCAATTCTTTTTTGAGAAAAATCCTTGGATATGGGGATATGGTTTAAGTTATGTTTGGAGTGGCCCATTTGATGAAAATCCTGTAGAAAAAATTGTCACCGGTCACACCTTTTTTCAAAGTGGGAAACGAGCTGATGGAGTCTTATCTACTATTAGCACTATTAAAAGCTTTGTTATAGTTGAAATCAAACTTCCAGATCACGAATTACTAGAACAGGCTTCTAAAGCATATAGAAAAGAATGCTGGAAAATTTCTGGAGAGGTATCTGGTGGGATTTCACAATGTCAAAAAACTAAACATAAATTTATTTCTCAAGTTAAAGATAAGCTCAATTTGACAAATAATGATGGTAATCCAACCGGCGAAACCATATATGCTATTAAACCAAAATCGTTTTTAATTGTTGGAAATTTAGATCAATTCAAAACTGAGCACGGAGTAAATGAAGAAAAATATTCAAGTTTTGAATTGTTTAGAAATTCAAATATAGATCCAGAAATAATTACATACGACGAACTTTATCAAAGAGCAAACCATATAGTGAACAATCAAATAAGTAAAAGTGTAGAATAATAATATGTCATTTAACGAACTAAATACAATCGAACCATATATCATAAAAAAGCTTTCTGGCTACACCCTTCCGCCAGAAGGAACTCTAGCTCTTGGTGAAGAACAAGCTATTTATGGCGACTATCCATGGAAATATATTCATCCTAAATTACTCAAACGAAGTGAAACTGATATATTACTTGAGTCTGAAGTCGTTGAAGCTCTTAAAAAACTTAATCCAGAAATTGAAGCTCAACCAAGCAGAGCTGAAGAAGTACTTTATAGACTTAGGTCAGTTTTACTATCTGTTGATTCCATTGGCTTAGTAAAGGCAAACGAAGAATTTGCTAAATGGTTAGTTGGTGACAAGACCATGCCTTTTGGTGAAAACAATCAACATATTCCGATAAGACTAATTGATTTTGATAATTGGAAAAATAACTCTTATATTGTCACCAACCAATACACAGTTCTAGGGAAGACAGAAAAAAGACCTGATCTCACATTTTTAGTAAATGGCATTCCTCTAGTTATTGGTGAATTAAAAACACCAGTTAGACCAGCTATATCCTGGTTAGATGGTGCAGTAGATATCCATGATGACTATGAGAACACTATTCCCCAATTATTTGTTCCTAATCTATTTTCTTTTGCTACCGAAGGCAAAATGTACCGATATGGATCTGTGCGAATGCCACTTGAACTTTGGGGTCCATGGAAAACGCAAGAAAGTAAAAAGAAACATTTACAACTAAAAGAAATTGATGTTGCCATTGAGGACCAGCTTCATCCAAAAACTTTGCTTGATTTACTAAAAAACTTTACTTTGTATGCAACAGATAATAAGAACAGAAGAATTAAAATTGTTGCTCGTTATCAACAATATGAAGGTGCTAATAAAATTGTTGAACGAGTTAAAGAAGGAAAACTCAAGCAAGGATTGATTTGGCATTTCCAAGGTTCTGGAAAATCATACCTAATTGTTTTTGCTGCTCAAAAACTGAGATTATCTCCAGAACTCAAAAGTCCTACTGTTTTAGTTATTGTTGATAGAACCGATCTTGATAGTCAGATGTCAAACAATTTTTCTGTTACAGAAATACCCAATGTTGTTCCTGCAGAAAGCATCCAAGATCTAAACAGATTACTTGCCAATGACACTCGTAAAATTATTATTACCATGATGCATAAATTTAGAGATGTTACTGAGACTCTAAATGAAAGAGAAAACATAATTGCTTTAGTTGATGAGGCTCATCGTACCCAAGAGGGTGATTTGGGAAGAAAAATGAGAACGGCTATTCCAAATGCTTTTCTTTTTGGTTTAACAGGAACTCCAATTAATAAAACAGACAGAAATACCTTTTATGCTTTTGGTTCTCCAGAAGATACTGAAGGATATATGTCGCTCTACTCATTTCATGAATCTGTGAGAGATGGGGCTACACTTAAGTTGCATTTCGAACCACGATTGCTCAATATCCATGTAGATAAAGCTAGCGTGGATACTGCCTTTGCAGAAATAACACAGCATCTTACGAATGAGGATAAACAACAATTAGTCAATCAGGCTGCTAAAATGTCTGCTTTCCTAAAATCTCCGAGCAGAATTGAAAAAATTGTTGCTGACATTGTTGAACACTTTACACAAAGAGTCGAACCACAAGGTTTTAAGGCAATGATAGTTGCTCCAGATCGTGAAGCGTGTGATATCTATAAACAAGAACTTGACAAAATATTCCCAGAAGAATCATCTGCTGTTGTAGTTTCAAGCTCTGCTAGTGATGCTTTGGAATTTAGAAGAAAATATGAACGAAGCAAAGATCAAGAAGAAAAAGTGTTAGACCACTTTAAAGAACCATCACATCCACTTAAGATCGTGATTGTTACTTCTAAACTTCTTACTGGTTTTGATGCACCAATCTTACAATGCATGTACCTAGATAAATCAATGAAAGATCATAATTTACTTCAAGCTATTTGTAGAACTAATCGCGTATACAAGGATAAATCTCATGGACTAATCGTTGATTACTTTGGTGTTTTTGATGATGTAGCAAAATCTCTTGAGTTCGATGATAAGAGTGTGCAAAGAGTAATTACTAATCTTTCTGAATTAAAAATGGAATTGCCAGATGCTATTGAAAAATGTATTTCTCATTTTCCAGATGTTGACCGTAGTGTAGAAGGTTTTGAAGGTTTGCAATTAGCTCAAGATTGTTTGCATTCAGATGAGAAAAAAGATGCATTTGCAGCTGATTACAAATATTTGGCAAAACTTTGGGAAGCAATATCTCCCGACTTAGTTCTCAATCGCTATGAAAAAGATTATCGATGGATTTCTCAAGTTTACGAATCAATAAAACCTCCATCTGGTGATACAGGTAGATTGCTTTGGCATGCTCTAGGAGCACAAACAACTAAAATGATGCATGAGCATATTCATATCGATACCATCAATGACGATTTGGAAAAAGTAATTTTAGACGCAGATCTTATTGAAAGCTTAACGCAAGCTTCAGATGATACAAAGATTAAAGAGATGGAAGGTGAAATTGCTAAACGACTAAAAAAACATTCTAATGATCCTCGTTTTGTTGCTCTAAGTGAAAAGCTTGAACAACTTAAAGATAGAGCTCTGCAAGGATTAATTAGTAGCGTAGATTTTCTCAAAGGATTAGTTGATATTGCTCGAGATGTTGTTGCAACTGAAAAGGAAGTACAAACTGAAGAAGAGCGCAATAATGCTAAAACCGCTCTAACAGATTTATTTCTAGAAATAAAAACGGATGCTACTCCCGCCATAGTAGAACGAATTGTTAGTGATATAGATGAGATTGTCAAAATTGTTAGATTTTCAGGCTGGCAATCTACCAATGCTGGTGAACGTGAAGTGCAAAGAGCACTGAGAAAAACTTTATTGAAATATAAGTTACATAAAGAAACTGAATTGTTTAATAAATGCTATAAATATATCAAGGAATATTATTAATCCAAGGTATGTATAGTATTGTAATACTTATTAAAGAAATCATTATAAAAATACTTGTATTTTTGATTAAAGGTTATTATTTTCTTTTCAAAAAAGACTACTACAATAAACATCACCTCGAGATTGTCTGGGATAATGGCAATTTAAGAGCTAGTTGGTTTAACCATAATGACTATGTTGTTCTAAAAGAATCAGAGCTTAATGAAACTTTATTAGAATCAGACCCAGAAGAATTTATTAATTTAGTTCTGAGCGAAGCAAAAAATTGTAATTTTATTATTTTTGATTGTGGTGATGATGAAAGATTTGTGCAATTCTGGCTCGGGGATGGTGAAATTATGGCGAGTTGGCCGATTATCAAAAAAACAAATAAGTTAGGTAAATATATTTATCCAATGCTTGGAGTATTAAATGAATTAGATATTACCCAAAGACCAACAAAAGTTGGTGGTTTGATTAGAACTAAGTATCAATATTACGAAGTAAAACAGGAGCGAGATTTTAAAGATTACCAAATTCATTTTGCTGATAATATTGATGAAGCTACTAGATTTACAACTGTTATCTTTACCAAAGTCTTTAAGCAAGATCTTGATAAGTTAAGATTTAAATTAGGTTAATATTTTTTTAAGCTCTCTCCAAATCTCCACCATCGCCCAAGTATCCAACTTACAATAAGTCAATAAATTGCTAGCAATAGCATCTCTTTCAGCCTGAACAATATCTCCATACACCATCTCATGCCATTTGATCATAGCTGTTGCACCCTCGCCAATTTCCAAAGTTTTGTAGCTAAGTTCTGGAGCTAAAATTGGCAACACTTTTTTAATTGATGCACTTCCATGAAATTTATTATCAACATAAAGACCTTTTGAAAATACTTCCATCAAATCAAAAGTTCTTTTGTTGATACTGGCTAATTGCTCTGCATATTCTGGAACAAGCGCTCCTAATTCTTCATTTCTGCCACACTCAAAGCCTTTATTCCACACAATGATTGTGCCAGTCTCTCCAATTACATCACACAGTGCTTTGGCTAATTCTGGAGCTGGGTCATCTTTTTCTCTGGCTAAGAATTCATAATGTTTAAACTCGCTACTCTCAGGAGATTCAGCTACATGAATAGAAAATTGAGTTGTAATTTGCTGGTATGGTCCATAGTTGTCATACATTGGCAAAGCTTCAGCGTAGGTTTCGTAATCTAAAAAATATAATGGAAACTCTAATCCATCCAACTGTTTTTTAATTGCTTCATGTTTGATTATTGGCTTACCACTTCTAATAGATTGAATCTGTAACTTTTGTTTAGTAGATGTTTTAAAAGTATCAGGAATGTCCTTGATTAAACCAACTCCCATATCAATTAGTTCAGCATATTGTTTTTTACTACCTCTATTCAAATCATAAATTGGATAAGCTGGTAATTCTGGGAAACAAATAGTTGGATACGAGCAAGTTCCTGGATTAAAACAATGTTCATCACTAGGTATAGTTTCTAGTCTCAGAGTTGACCAAGCATCAGAGCGAAGTTGATATACTTCATCTTCTTTTTTAGCAATCTCATCCTCCATGTCTTCAATCACAAATAGTTGTTGCAGATCAATTTCTCCATCACGTCTATAATCACTATTTACTATTACTAAATATGTTTTATTAATCGATAGTGTCGCCTTACCTACCAAGTATTGAAAAGTCACGTCATACTTATGTTCAGTATGAATAGTGGTACTACTTTTTATTTCATATAAATCATAGGTGTTATTTGTTTTGTCATGAACTAAGGCATCGATACGTGATTGATAGTTGCCATCAGTCAATGTTTCTTCAAATGAAATAGTGGTTCCAGCTGGGTATTCGCGAGCAACTTTTTTTTCTAAAAATACTTTAGCCAATTTCTCAATTTCATAACCTTGCTTCATGATATGTTGGTCGTAGACAGAAACAGGCTTAGGAGTGACCTCAGAACGAGATTTTAGCCACATGTGGAGTGGTGAATCTAAATATTCAATAAAAAGTGATTTTGTTAATTTCATTACAACTCATTATATCGTTAAAATAGACCAAAATGGTGTTAAACTAGAGTCAAATAATAAACATAATTTTTGATATATGAAACAAAAAACAAAACTAGAATCTGTAGCTGTTGGAGTCACAGGTGAATATTATGTTGCTGGTGAATTAAGTCATCGAGGCTATATTTCTTCAATCACCCTTCGCAATACTAGAGGAATTGACATTATTGTCAGTAACAAAGAAGGAACAAAATCAGCCACTATCCAAGTAAAAAGCACTCAAAATAATATGAAAAACAGTTGGATTCTAACCCAGAAGTCTGAAGATTTCTTTTCTGAAAATCATTTTTATATTTTTGTAAATTTAGATGAGCCTGGGATAAGACCAAAGTTTTTTGTTGTTCCAAGTGAAGTAGTTGCTCAATACATATCAACCAGTCACAAAAACTGGCTCAACAAACCTGGTAGAAATGGTCAGCAACACAATGATAATCAAATGAGACGATTTGACGATTTAGAAGGACAATATTTAGAGGCTTGGAGTCTTATTGAAAATCATTTGAAATAAACAAAGTGATTTGGAAAAATATCTTTTTTAGAATTTACCTAAGTATAATTTTGATTTATGCTAACTATTAGTTAGCATAATATGTCATTTCAATATCTGAAATCACAACAAGATTACGAAGATCGCTATGATTTAGGCACGATCAGAGAATGTCTTAGACAACTCGAGATGATTGATGGGATTGGCGAGAAGCTCAGAGTTGAACCAAAGTTTGAGAAATATCCTGAATCCGAACATGAGAAAAACATGGGAATTTTTAGAGGCAGATTTATTTTTGTAATAAAAGCATCGAGGTACAAAAACCGTGCTTCAACCATTGAGGAATGGATGGAAGCGGATCGAACCAAGCAAGATAAGCAAGACAATACTCCAATTCCAAAGGCTGATTGTCCAGTTTGTGGTACTGTCTTGGTCAATGATGGTTTACATCACTTGGTTGATTGGGATGATGATAAACCCATGAGAGTTTTATTTACCCTCAAATGCCTAAAGTGTAAAAAGCGTCACGGTGTTTATGATGATGGAGAGTTTTATGTTTCAAAATCAGATTTTTGCCCTGATTGTAAAGAAGAACTAGAAGTGAAAAGCAATAGAAAAGGTGAGGTAATTACAACTCGCTACAAGTGTAAGAGCTGTGGGTATTCAAACAAAGATACTTATGACCTTAAGAAGAGCGACGAAGAACATAAAAAATGGGAAGAAGATCAAGCAAAGAAGGATCTTGAAGATAAGCAGTTACTTGAAAAATATCGAGATCAGTTTTGTCTGTCTGATAAAGAAGGCAAAGAATATGTTGAAAGTCTTGAAGCTTTGGAAGTAGCTCAGGAAGTAAAAGCTGAAGTTCTAGCAGAAATGGACACTCCTGCTCATGAGAAACTGCTCTCAGTAAACAAAATCTCAATTACCGATCTTGAAAAATTAGTTAATAAAGCACTGGAAAAAAGTGGTTTTACTCGTCTATCGTTTGGTAATCCAGATATGGATAGATATGTATTAGTTCCTTTTACTGTTCAAGAAGCCAAGCCTAAGCGACGAGATCGTGAAAGTGTCTCGAATCTATATGACTTATTAAAACAAGCACTCAAAGACACCAACTGGCGAGTACCCAAAGATACGATCAGTTATCGTTTGGGCTTCCTCACAGGCAAACTCAAAGGATATGAGCTAGAAGATGACTTACTCAAACTCTTTGGCAAAGAAGAACCAAAGAAACCTAAATCAAAGCTTGATCCTGAGTTCCGAGCAAAGTATGAGCATCATCACTTAGTACAAATGGCTCGAATGGGTGCTGAATATGAAGCAACCAAACAAATTAGAACTCGCAGATTAAAGAATGAGCCTGATGGATTTTACCTGAATGATGGTGGTCGAGGTTATACTTGCGGAATCTGCAGAAGATCACATGACGGTGAAGATATTTGGTGGCGACCAGATGGATTGAGATGTCGTGATTGTTGGAGAAATATTCAGGAGGGAGTTATTCCCGTGCTCAATCTTGATAAAGAGTGGTGGGAGGAAGACCACTTCACAAAATTTGAAGTTGATTATTACTATGGTGTCAAAACTCAATCAATTAAAAAGCTAAGGCGCGAGGGTATTTTGGTTGGAAGAGATCTAAAAGATGAAAATGGGTATGTCTACGAAACTGTTTTTTTGGTGAGCGAAAATCAGAAATTCCTTAAAGATCATCCACGAAAAGAGAGGTAGATTGATCCATATATAACTTGCTTCTTTACTTTTTACGCTTAATGCGTAAAATAGTGCGTATGAATAAAAAACTGACTTCTAAACAGAAGCAAGTTCTATCAACAATCATTGATTTAATCCAGAAACTTGGGCATGAGCCTACTCTAGAGCAAGTGAGATCTGCACTAGATTACACTAGCACTAGCTCAGTCCAAAGACACACAGATTCTCTCAAGGAATTAGGTTACCTTAGTAAATCTCGTGGATTATCTCTTCCAGATACAGACCAAACCGTACAAATTCCTTTAGTGGGAAATGTTGCATGTGGTGCTCCACTCTTAGCAATTGAAAATATTGAGGCATACATTCCCTATGACTCAACAGGTCTGAGGGGAAATAGTGATGACTATTTTTTCCTTAGAGCAGTTGGTGACAGTATGGATGCTACTAATGTTAATGGCAAAACCATTGATGATGGTGATTATGTTCTAGTTAAGAAACAGGATTACCCCGATTTCGGAAAAAGAATAGTCGCTTTAATTGGTGAGAATGCCACTATTAAAAGGCTAAAACGTGGAGATGGTCATATTATTCTTGAGCCAGAATCTAACAATCCAGCAAATAAACCTATTTACGTGTTTGAAGAAATCTCAGTTCAAGGTGTAGCTGAGGATGTAATTAAGAAAGGCTTTAATGATTGAACTAATAGGAAATATTTCCGATATTGCTAGCTTAGTAATAATATTGGCAACAGTTCTAGCTTGGTTTAAGGGTATACTGCCTGCTGTTATTAGATTAGGCCTTGGTTTAGCTAAAAGAAAAATTGTGGTTTTTGCAAAATCTGATAACGCCATAAGCTTAATAAGCTTGTTAACAGACTCTAAGCTTATTTCAAAAAATAATATCTCTCAAATAACTAAGAAAGATGATTTTGGAAAAGCCAGTGAAGCCACCCTCTTTTTGGTTTATTGGCCAGACTGGAAAAAAGACTTAATTAATATTAAAAATCTCAAGCGTGATAGCGACGCTCTTGTAATTTATGCTCCCAAATCAGAAGGTTATATTCCTGATGATTTGATGGCAGAACTTGACTCAGCGAGAAATGTTACCGTCGTGAATTTCCGTGGACGATTACTTAACGATATAGTGACCGCCATGATAACAACTGGATACACAAAATGATAAAAGTAAGAAGTTATGATAAAACCTGAAATAAATGAACTGCTTAGACAATATGTTAGAGACAACTTATCCCCAGATGAAAAAGATAGAACTTTTGTTTCAAATATATACGATTCTTTTACTGAGCTCCTAAATAACAACTGCATACAAATAGGTTCTTATCCAAGATTTACTTCAATAAGACCTCTCCATGATTTGGACATCCTTTATATATTGGGTCAGTGGAATCAATACGCACACAATCCTCAATCCGCACTTTCAAAACTATTTGAATCAGTAAAAGCTGATTATAAAAATCCAACAAATTACACGGTAAAAGTTTCGCTACAAACTCATTCCGTTACAGTTGCATACATGGATGGCGATAAAGAAATATTTTCAGTTGATATAGTTCCAGCATACATTTTTTCTAAAAACGAATTTCAACTAGACACTTATAAAGTGCCGGAGTTGTTGAGAAAAAGACATGGCAACAAGAGAAATGAGTTTTATCAGCAGCTTGCTATTCAAGGTCGAGAAATGGGATGGATTGATTCTGATCCAAGGGGCTATATAAAAGTTGCGTCAGATATTAATAAATCTAACAATGATTTTAGAAAGTCAGTTAAATTTGTCAAAGCATGGGCCAATTCTTACAAGGAAGAATATGATGACTTTAAGATGAAATCCTTTCATATTGAACAACTCATCACAATTCAATATAAATTGAATTCTAACCTTGAAATATTTGATGCAATTTTTAATTTCTTTTTACAGTTACCAGATTCTTTTTCTAGACCACAAATTACTGACAGAGCTGACAGCACAAGATATATCGACGATTATATTAAAGACTTAACTCAAGCACAGAGAGACCTAATATTAGAAGCAAGAAACCAGTTTTTATCTCAACTAGAGAGTATCTATTTTGATGTCGAAATTGAAGATTTGCTGCAACCAGTACTTTATACAAGATTACCATCAGAAGATTTCCTTTTTGACAGACAAATACCAACTCTTACAGAGACAACTATGACTATTGAGGGATGGATACAAAAAAACGGAAATGACTTTCGTAGACTTACTCAACAAGGTTTTATTGATAACGGGCTGAAGATAAAATTTAGGCTTCATATGGGGGTTGATTGCGATGAATATTGGTGGAAAGTTAAAAATGACAATAACTGTGAACAGCCAAGAGGAGATATAACAGTTGGCAATACAAAGAATGTTCCTGAAGACACGAAGTATCCTGGGAATCATTATGTTGAGTGCTATGCAATTCGTGATGGAATTTGTGTTGCTAAAGCTAGACAAAATGTTGTTATAAAGCATCAAAGTAAAAAGTATTATTAATATTGAATCATTATGAAAAAAATCAAAGTATCCATCCGCGACGAACAGACATTAGAGTTACAAGAAGACGGTCAAAAAGGCGATTTAATTGATCTTTCCTCACTCCATGACCTAGATATAGATAAATCCACTATTAAAAGTGTTGTAAATTCTATTAAAAAAGATCATTTTGACGAGGAAGTTGAGAAAGTACGTAAAACTGTTGAGCAACAAAAAGAATTAGAAGCTCAACTCAAAGAACAAAAACTCCTAGAAAAAATTGCAGTCTTGGAGAAAGAAAAAGAATCAGCTGTTAAGTTGGCTGAAGCCAATGCTAAGAACTTATCACAAGAAGATATAGCCAAAAAAGAAGCTGAAATTACCAGACTTCAATCTCAAATAGAAGCTGCCCAAACAGAAAAGAAATTGGCTGTCACAGAAGCTCTCAAGGTGGTTGAAAAAGAACGCGATGAGCTAGTTCACAAGCTTGATAAAAAGGATTCGGAGTCAAAACTTCTTACTACCTCTATCAAAGAAAAATATGAAAATGAACTCAAGAGTAAAGAGGAAATGATTGAGTATTACAAGGATTTGAAGGTCAAAGCCTCGACCAAAATGCTTGGTGAAACTCTTGAACAGCACTGTGAAATTGAATTCAATAAGCTTAGAGCCACTGCTTTTCAAAATGCCTACTTTGAAAAAGATAATGAGGGTAACGCAAAGGGCAGTACAAAAGGAGATTACATCTATCGTGAGACTAATGATCAAGGTGTAGAAATCATTAGCATCATGTTTGAAATGAAGAACGAAGGCGACGATACAGAGAATAAAAAGAAAAATGAAGATTTCTTTAAAAAGCTCGATAAAGATAGAAATGACAAGGGTTGTGAGTATGCAGTACTCGTTTCATTACTAGAAGCTGATAACGAGCTCTATAACACTGGAATTGTAGATGTCTCACATAAATATCCCAAAATGTATGTCATTAGGCCTCAATTCTTCATTCCAATGATCACTTTGCTTAGAAATGCCGCTTTAAATTCGCTTAAATATAAAACAGAATTGGCTATAGTTAAGAGTCAAAACATTGATATTACCAAGTTTGAAGATGAAGTAACTGGCTGGAAAGATAGCTGGTTGAGATCAATGAAATATGCGGGTCAGCAACATGTTGAAGCAGTTGAGCAAATCAACAAAGCGATAAAAGATCTTGAAAAAGTAAGAGATGCTTTAACACTTTCAGATAAACACTTGCTCACAGCAGAAAATAAGATGGACGATCTCACTATCAAACGGCTCACCAGAGGTAATCCAACTATGAAGGAGAAGTTTGAGGAGTTGAAAAAAGATAAGTAGTATTTAATATATCAAAATATATCGTTACTAAAACAAGACACTCCCTTTTTATACTGTCCCATTTGTCCCATTTTTAGTACAATTACCTCTGAAAGGTGCATTTGCATATGGGACACACAGGTTCCAGACCCAGGTGCTCCGCAACAATCGACAAATACTACCAACGATAATGCCTTGGTGAGTGTGATGGATTAGGCGAGCGATATGTGTCAGTCAACAAATTAAAATGCTGGGGAATCATTTATTTTTTCTTTATTTTGAGTC